AGCCAGCGTTTAGCTAATAACGGATAGATGGCGTCATATGTGGGTATTTCGCTGGCGGGGATTGGTTTAGTTGGCTTGGTTCGGTGGGATACTTTGTATTTGAGATTATCTAGTGCGATTTGTGTTGAACTGACATATCGACTCATTCACGTTCAATCCTCCATATCAGCGCCCATGCAATAAACAAAGGCCATAGCAGCCCAGCCAATAGCGATGTGATGTACACATTAGCCTTTCCCATTCGCAGTAATTGATTGCTGGAAAACTCGCAGACAATGCCAGCGACAAACATGTAAAGCGCTACTGTTATTCCAGTCATCACGCCACCTGCTTTTGTTTGAGGTTTGAATATTCGCAGCCATTAGGAATGGTCAGCGCCAACCCAAATTCAGCGGCCCACATTTCGACTTGAGACAGAAAGAAATGCATATCGCCAGTATCGAGCTTTGACGTATGGCGCGGTTCCCACATTTTAACTTTCTCGCCGGTCACAAAGTCGGTGTATTCGACCTCTTCACAGCCGAGATAGGTTTTTTTGAGGTTACGCTTTACCCATGCTGGCGTTGCGTCAGTGCGGCCTGACTTGATGAGGTAAGCGCTTATTTCGCCATACCACATGTGGCTGAGTGCGTTCTGGTTGAGACTGCGCTTCTCCCGCCATTCACAGATTGAGACGCGGTATTTCTTGCCGGAGGTGATGAGTATTTGAAGAGTTGCGCCTAACTGCTTGAAGGTACTTTGGTGTAAACAGAAATCATCCATTTTCCCTCTCCGGCGCAGCGTCTAGCATATTGGCATAACGCTCTAACATGCTTTCAAAACTTCCTGTCAATCCGAGCAGTGTGAGCATTGCTAAAGTTGGCTCAATCGGAACCAGTTTCCAACCTTCCGGTATCTCCGGAGAGTTCAACTGTGGGGTGGTGTAAACGATGCGGCGGCGGGTGGGGTCGTATTGGACATAAAATCCTTTATCGCAGTCATCCCAAACCCATTCAATGTCGTCGAACATGCATACCCCTGACTGATACTGATAAATCGGCTCAGCCCTCTTTGCAGCTAACGCGATTCGGGCTAGTGCCACAATTTCTTCCAGCGCTGCCGGATGTCGGGGCAGGTCAAAATTCAGAATCTCTTCCAGTCTCTCTACAGTAAAACCATCTAATTCTTTCATCAGCATTTTCTCTCATTCAGTATTCTGTCGTGATAAACAATGGCCTTGGCTTTAGTGGCAATCCGCATCCCTTCAATTTGCTGCTTAGCAACCTTTGACCAATGCTGGGTATCGTCAAAGTAATAGCTATGCGTGAAAAGAATCGAATCCATTACATCAAGTGCTCTCTTTATTCGGCTTGGGATTGCTAACATTTCTCACTCTCTCCCTTGATTCGAATACCGGCAGTGCGGAGGGCTTCGGTAAACCAGTCTATTGTGTGGTTTATTCCCAGCGCGTATTCAGGATCAAACGAGCAAGGCCAGCAAACGTATCGCCCTTTATTTTTTCCGGAACGCTCTAGCTTGGCCCGCTCTGGCAACTCCACCTCAATGCTTTCGCGCGCAGCTTTCCAGATCCTAAAGCCCCACCCCATTGCGCAACTGTTTCTCAATTCAGCTTGTTCTGGAGCGTTCCACCAAGCTTCAAAGTCAGACTGCGATTTAGTTATGTCCATCATGATTTCCTCGAATTAGCGCCAGTTGGCAGCCTGTTTAGGCTCGTTTTCATTAGCAGCAAACCGCCTTGCCGCCTCTTCCTGATCCATGCAAACGAAGTGACCGTTCTTCCAGCCCATGTAAAACGTTTTTGGCTGGCCTGACCGGTATTTGCCAACAATGATTTCAGCAATGCCACGCATGTTGCTGTGCTCGTTATAAACCTCGTCGCGGTACGGGAAGATAATCACGTCAGCGTCTTGCTCGATTGATCCTGAATCTTTCAGGTCTGCCAGCGTGGGTCGCTTATCAACTCGGGTTTCAACACCCCGGTTTAGCTGAGAGAGAAGAATTACAGGAACTTTATTGCGGAGGCAGAACTGCTTGAGCTTGCGGGTGATCTCACCGATAGCAATATCATTGCGCTCTGCTTTTGGTTTGTTTATCAGCCCGAGATAGTCGATAGCCAGAAAACTAAGGCCGCCGTCCATGTTCATGCGTTCGGCATGGGCGATAGCTTCATCTACCGTGAATGCTCCATCGATAACGTAGTTGTTCTCGTCTATCAGCGTGCCGGTGGCGGCAGTTAGTCGGGTGTATTGCTCCTGAATCATGTTGATCGGGTTACGCAATACTCCAACAGACAATCCAGCACGATCAGCAACGTGGCGCTCCACAACCTGCATTTCTGACATTTCCATTGAAACCAATAGCCCTTTTCCCTTCTGCCGGCCGATTGAGTTAGCGATATTAATTGCCAGCTCAGTCTTACCCATGCCCGGCCGACCAGCGATGATGATCAGGTCAGTGCGGTCAAAGCCGCCGTACTCGTCGTCCATCGGTTCAATGCCGGTTTTCAGATAGAGTCCAGACTCAGCTCCATGCATTCGCTTTTCCAGCACCTGCATGTAATCGTCCAGCATGTCGCCCACTCGACGAGGCACCTTGTCGTTAGTCTCAAACTGCAAGCGAGATACAATCCCTGACACTTCCGCTATGCACTCGTTGATATTGTGAGAGCCAGCACTGCGCAGGATTTCCGCTGCCCTGATGAATTCAGACTCACCCTTGCGTAGCATCCAACACTGACGAACTCGCTTGGCCCACGCCTTGATGTTTGCCGATGACTTGCATCGAGATGAGACGGTCAACACCATGTCTTTAGTGCCAGCAGGGACGGCCTCTTGAATGGTGAACGGGTCTATGGGTTCGCACTTGCTCAGTAGCGCGGATATCACTGAATACATGTTGCGTAGGTGGAAGTTCTCAAAGGCTTCAGCGGGAAGCTTGCCAGTGATTTCATGACAGTCGATGTGATCGCCTTTGATAATCATCGAGCCAATCAACTGCTCTTCAAAGTCGTAACTGTCCATTAGTCGTCTCTCCCTAAAATTTCGTCAATTTTCTCTTGCCGAAGTGCGGTTTCGATCCCGTACTTTTTCCCGCTTGGATTGCTGCCCTTGGCCCACTCAGTAGGCTGGTAGCCAAACTCGATATAACCGTTGATCAGGGTGTCAACGTCGCGTGGTGTCCTACCAGTCTCATCACATTGCTTCAGGTGGGATGCCCACAGGCGCTTCAACCCATTTTCGGTAGTGGTCGTGATACTGAGTATTTTTGGGAGTCCGTGACTTTCGGCTTTGCAGTTCCAAGTACTCTTGAACCGATCCCTATCGAACTCTGGCATTTTTGCTCGGGGGTTAGTTTTTTTAGCTCTTGGGTTTGTACCTGCCTGACGAGGGGTTTTCTTTTTCGATTTCTCAACCTCATCCAAAACCACATCGTGGGTTTGGGTAGTTGTTTTTACTGTCTTTGGAATAATGTCTATGGTGTCCCCCTGTTTTGAGGGATTGCTATCCCCTAAATTGAGGGATTTTTCATCCCCTATTTTGAGGGATTTAACCTCAATTTGAGGGAGCGCCCATTCTGATACGTTTTTATTGATGCCAATCATCTGACCGACAGCAGTTAACACGTTCATTTTTATGAGTTGTACTCTGGTTTCACTAACCCGTTTCACCGGCAATTTTGCTATCCCAGATATTTGGGAGTTAGCAATTCTATCGCGTGGCTTATTCCATCCGTAGGTAAGCCGGATCACCGCAAGCAACACCTTGAATTGGCGTTTGGTAAAATCTGCGCCTGCAAGCTCTTCCAGAATCATTGTTGCCAGTCGGGTATACCCATCATCAAGATCGGCCACGCGACACTCCACGACCTCCAGATGAGGCCTGATAGGTGAGACATTGTTGTTATAATCGATAGCGTTACTCATTGGCTTTTCCCCGGGTGGCTTTAAGCCCACGGAAAATCTCAGTGAACTTGTGACCGAATATTGGATTGTCCACGCAGACCATGACTAATTCGTCTGGCTTTGCAGAGCGCTGCTGAGTAACGTCTCGCTGTTTTGCGTTAGTTTTCTTTCGCATCATTTGGCCTCCATGCGCTCAAACTCAATTACCCATACCCATGGGTTAGCCTGCCAGTTCTCACCCTCTTTCTGTCCGTAGATTGAGTCCCATAATCCGCGAAAAACGACATCAGGTCGGCAGTCGCCATTATTAAATGGCCCGTAGTATGGAACGCCATCATCGACGTAACATTCCAACCCCTCACTGATCGCATCCTGCTCACTGATATCATTCAACCGCTCAACACGAACGCCGGTGATTAGCAGGTTGATGCGTGACGCCCAGCGTGGCATGTGGATTGATGGACGCCATGTACCCTCATACTTCATGTTTGTGGTGTCAGGCTTCCAATAGGCTGAATCAGGGATTGAATACAGCCCATAATCACCATGTTTTTGTTCGCAGCTAGCCTTGTATATGCGGGCGGCCGCTTGCTCATCACCTTTGACCATATTGTCTTGCCAATCGACACAAACACCATCCTCGTTGCCAAGAAGAGCGAATGTCTCGCGAACCCATAGCTGATCGCCCACCGCACCCAGCGGACAGGCATACCCTTCATCCTCATCAGCCACGCCAAACACATCCTTTCTTGCGGGTTGCAGATAACCGTCTTTGTCTATCACTCCCGGCGTGTACCAGTGGGCCGTGAAGTCCATCGCTCCATGAATGGTTTGTGGGTGAAAGTGCTCGGACGGCTGAGCCTTCATAATCCGGCGAGTCTG